AATTAATATATTCTAGTAATTAAAGCTTGATAATCGCCTTGTGATACTGGTGTTGAAAAGTTAATTGTTACATCCGTACCTGATCTTGTTACTTCGGCATACACCGTTGCTCCATTAGATGTTTGTATAATCTCCACCGCACAATCTAAAGCTGTGCTTACGCCTAAAGCTACGCCTACTGCAACCACCCATCCTATAGTTCCACCTGGAGGAGAAACCTGCTGAGATACATTAGTCGTTGTCGTGTTAAGTATAAATCTTTTAGACTTGGCGGCACCAATGTGATTTTCTAATTGTAGTAAAGATATCTTTTTGTTAATACCTCCGTCATAAATAGCTAGAGTATCTGCATCGTCAAGGGTAGAGATCGCCGCAAGGCCATTTATATTTAGACCTACTACAACAGCGCCCGTTGTAGGCGTTACAGACATACCTAGAAGATTGTTCGCGCTACTTGGAGAAACTGAAGTTACATTTTGTGTATTTACCCACGGCACGTTAACTACTAGTTGATTACTAGAATTCTTTTGAACCCCATATGTTCTAGAGGCGGTGGCGCTTACGGCGGTGGCCCCGATGGTTTGGGTAGTGTCTGAAAATAACTTGCCTAGGCCTAAGACGGTAGACGTCATCATGCTGTAAGTAGTATCCGTCCAAGGAACGTTAACCACTACTTGACCCGCTGCATTAAATTGACTACCATATGTTCTACTAGCTGTAGTGGTTATAGTGTTAGCCGCTGTGGTTTGTACGGTGTTATCTGCAATTTTAACACCCCCAAGAACAGTACTTGTTGCTACTGGCAGTACATAAGTACCTGCGGGGGTAGCCCAAGAACCAGCTCCGTTAAGGAACGTTCCGGCCACGCCTCCAGAAGGTACAATACCTAGTGTAGAACCTCCGCCGTATATATCAGAAGAAACCCATCCATTAGATGTCACGTTAAAGTGAGCAGAGTTAAAACCGGCAATACCTTTTACCGTTGCACCATCTGATGCTCCTGCTGTCGCAATGTCTTGTCCTGATTGAACTACAACCCAATTAGCAAATGTTGCTCCTGGATTATCCTGGTTAGCATATATTAAATCTCCTGGCTGAACTGTTTCCGCAAAGAAAACACCTGTATCTGTTACTGCCCAGAACCAACCCTTCTTAATAAGGTTAGAAGGTGAAACATCTAAGTCTGGTGTATTTGTAGCAGCGTTATATCCGCCTTGAAATATTGATTGTCCAACGTTTGATTGATCCACATACTGCTTTGAAGCAGCGCTTGCGTTGGCTGTCGGAGTAGTAGGGATTGTTACTTGATCAGTAAAAGTTTTTGAGCCTGCAATAGATTGAGTGCCGGTAGTTCTAACAACTGTGCTATTAACAGCGACATTAGTTGCTGAAACCGTTATACCATCTCCTTGCCCAACAGTCAGCGTTTGAATATGTGCCCCTGTTGTAGTGTTTACAGACGTGCCACTTAATCCAAAACCGGCCGTTATGTTAACCTGGGTGATGTCTCCTTGAGGAATAGCTGGAAAAGTAGTTAAATCTCCTTCACCATTTACATACTGAGCCGCTGTACCCTGCCAGATACCCGTCATGGTACCGGAAGTTGTAACAGTGTTTGAGTTTACGTTTAAAGCGGTACCGTCTGTTGTGAAGTTTACACTTGTTACACCTTGCAAATCAGCTGGCAATGTATAAGTTGTAAGTTGTTGACCCGTGACATGACCTGAAGCATCAACACTTGCATTAGCTGAAAGAGCTGTAAAGGTTCCACCATGAGTTAAAGTGGTGGAGGGAGTTGTGTTAGTTTGAGTTTGAGTGTCGTGAGTTATTGATATAGTGGTATTACCCGATTGATTCGCGGTAAATGTTCCAGTTCCTCCTAAAACACCCGTTCCTTGAACAGTTAAAATACCATTCCCTACAGTAGGGAACGTAGGCACGTCCCACGTGTTGTCTTTGCTTAAAAATCTAGTGCCTGCTACAGAAGTACCGTCAACAGCAGATAGATCTGCGGTTAATTGTGTATTATCCCCACCACCTTGTTTTGTTAGATCGATGTATGTACCATCTAGTACACTTATAATACCTGTATTCCTTACTATTGCATTCCCTCCAGAAAAGGTAACACCTATGCCAGCACCAGCTACAACACTAGTGGAACCAACTTCCACCCATCCTGGAGAACCAGTTCCTACATCTGCTACATACTGTTTTAGAGTATCAGCAGCCGTGTTAAATATTATCTGCCCAACTTCCCCTGAAACAGGATCTACAGCTAGGTTTTGTATTACCGCGTTGTTAAGTTGATTCTTATTAAGATCAACCGTGTTTAAGAAATTAATTGCCATAATATTTGTTTTTTTTTATATTTGTTTTGTTCTTGTTTAATTTAAATAGGCATATCCCGCAAAAGCATTTTCAAAAGTTATTGTTAATATATTACTATTAGTATATACTATATCTCCGACAACAATGTGATTGTTTAAATCTACTACTGTTACTGACGGATACTGACTTAAATTATGTGTAATAGTCCAAACAATTAATGGGCTTAATTGTGAAAATATAAACGTTTCTCTATTTTTTAATAACTCTTGTAAGTCTATTACTGTACAAACATTACTTGGAGTTATTGGACATAAAATACTTGCTTCTGAATTAATTGGTGCTAATGGTTCAATAAAGAGTCCAGCTAGACCACTAGAAATAACTACTTTTGATGCACTACTATATTTCCAATCTGAAATTGCTTTATCAATAACTGCAGATTCATAATCTACATAACAACATGGTGTTATTCCAAATTTTTTTTCTCTAAATACTACATAAGTTTGCTTAGCAAAATTTTGCTCAACATCAATTTTTTCAATAAGACATTGATCTGCTTGATAAGCCGAATTAGATGTTTTTGCAACTGCCATTTTTTATTTAGATCTTAAATTTTTAATTTGTTCTTTTGCTAATTCTAAACTTAAATCGTTGCTTGTATAAGAAATCACATTAGAGGAAAGGTTTTTATTTTTCCATTCATTATGACATGTTTTGTGAATAGTTATACCATTTACAATCATCTTTTGACATCCACAACTAAAGCCTTCATTACAATTTGCACAATTCATATTTAATTGGTTTTATTAAATTTTTATTATTTTATCACTTAACAGTTTCCTGTTGGGCAATTTATTTTACTTAATCTTTGTTTTGCATAATTATATAATTGCATTGCTTGTGCAGAAGATTGACAGTATTCTGCATTTGCTACAGCAGCATCTATAATAGTTTTAATAAAGCTCATTTCACTTAACAATGCCTGTTTTTGAGATTCTGGTTGGCAAGCTTGTACATTAAGTTGGCATAACACTTTATAATAAGAAGTCAACAATGCTGTTACTCTTAAATGATTATACTCCACATAAACTTTTAAATTAGGAGATACACTATATCTAATAACATAAATTCCATCTGGAATATCTTGTTGAACGGTCCCACATTCAATTTTTTGTAAAGCTAAAATACATGCTGTTAAACACATGTCAAATCCTTTATTAACTTTAATTAATACAGGAACTGAAAATCCAGGTAAAGTGATTAATAATTCTTCACAATCTACTGCTAACTCTGATGAATATTGACTTGTATCCTTAATACAAAGTAAACCACAGTTAGACACAGTAGGGATTTCTAAGCTCAATATATGTTTATCTGCCATTTTTCTATAACTTTATCATACTATATATATAATATACAAAAAAAGAAACACATTATAAAATAAAAAAGGCAGGAGTTTTTTAATTCTCCTGCCTTTTAGTATTTGTGTAACTTAAATATTACCAGTTCGCACCAGTTTCAATAGCAATTTTATTACCATTGTCACCAGCCCATGCAACTAGACCTTCAAATAAATCATCTAATTGACCTTGTGCAGCGGTATCTGAACATTTAACATATACTTTATATACATATTGATCATTATCAAATACACCCGTTGGGTTATTAAATCTTGGCACAGTGTGCTGAATATAGTAAGCTCTATAAGTAGCAGTTCTTGTTACAGCAGCTAAAAGCTCATCAGACATTTCAATTTCTCTGATTCTAGCACTATCAGCATTTCCTTGGTTGTAAGGAGACTGACGGTATCTTTCAGATAAAATTAATTCTCTAATTACTTGCTCACCTTGAGTTTGCTCCATTTGACCAGGAGTTCTTGCAGCAGTACCACAATCATTACAAGGATTACCAGTTTCATCTAGAATAGTTGCAATAATTTCTACAGGTTCTTTGTTAAAATGATCTCTTGTATCAAAAGAACAATCTCCAAATTGAGTATCAACATAAGCTCCTACAAAATGAACAGATGCAGTAACAGTAGCTGCAGCAGCATCAGGAGTTGTTGAAGCTGCATAATTTCCAGCAGCAGCAAGACCTTGTGCTTGAGCAATAGTATATACACTTTGTACTACTTGTCCAGCAGCATCAGTTACAGAAACAACAACACCACCAGCGCTAACTGTATCAACAATAAATGTTGCATCAGCACCACCACCGGAAATTGTTATTACATCAGCTACAGCATATCCACTACCTACATTTGCAATAGAAAAAGTAGCAACTGCACCACCAGCAACTGTATTAATGTTTACTTTTAATCCTGATGAACCTGAAGCACCACCTGTTGTTGCAACGTCAGATGCAACAGCATATCCTGTACCACCAGCAGATAATGTTGCTGTAGCAACACCATTTAAATCAGCTTCAGCTACAAATGGAGTAATTAAAGGATTACCTGCTTCATAGCCGGCAGTACCTTTTGCTAATCCATTTCCAACAATCATTGCAGCTTCAGTAGCTAACACTAATGCAGGATCTAAATATGTTTGTCCATCAATACAACAAATGTTTGCAGAATCACCAATTGCATAAGCATTGTGATTTAAGAAACGTAATGCTGGAGAACCTTTTACATCCATTCTCATGAATTGTGTGGTTCCACATGGAGTACATTTTGCACCTAATGATAATGAAGCAGTTGCTTGAGTAGCAGTAAGACAATTTGTTTTCCACAATCTAGAAATGTATCTTGGGTTAATACCCTTAGATTTTACTGATTCTTTGTAACCACCATGTCCAGGATTGTTTCCAATCGTATCTTTAGTGTAAAAAGAACCTTGTACTACATAGGCAAGGTCACCAGTTCCAATAGCAGGAACTGCTAAACCACCAAGTAATGCAACAGACTTCCAAGTAGAACCATCAACCAAGGCTAGTTGCCCTGCCGTTAAGGCACTTGTTGCAGTATCAGCCGTCAATAACGTGCTATCTGCAATGAACGTTTTGTTAAACGCGTTGTTAAAATAAGCCATAATTTTTAATTTTTAATTAGATATATATATTTGTACATCAGTGTACATTAATAATATAAGAAAATATTTTTAATTTATCAAATAAAGTTCTTATATATTTAGTTATTACGTTCAGCTGCAGCTTGACCTCTTTGTTGTTGGTATATATTTTCAATATCACCAGCAATAAGAGATGCTGTATCATCTAGCATAAGTTCAGCTACATCATCTTTAAATTCACATTCAATATTTACTAAACTTGTCCCTCCTGTATATGGATCTGTACAACCTAATACTTCAATGTATACAGGTTTTCTATAATAAGTTAGGATCGGATTAACAATATTAAAATCAGGATTTTTATAGATTCTTATTGTATTATTTTGCATTGTGCAAAATGTTTCACCCCAATCAAAATCAGGATTCTTCAAAGGATCTCTTAATAATAAAGGAACATTTGCAACCTCCGATAAATACACAGTCATTGATCTTGGATCTGTACAACATTCTGAAGTAGCATCAGTACCAACTCTTTTAAATTCTAAATACGTATCTACTGGAAAGTTATCTGATTCAAAATATGTATTAGTAACAGTACCTGTTAAAGATAGTTCTATTAATAAAGGTTGCAAATCATCTATTCTTTTTTTAGATAACTCATCACCTTCTTTATACATATTGCCTCCATGTAGATTTCTTCTACACCACTCTAATTGAACTTTATTAAAAGCTTCAACAAACTGCCAACACTCTATGTTATCATAATCTTGACTATCAAGTTTATTGAGTCTTTGTTTTAATTTAAGTAAAAGAGTGTTATTGTTCATTTTTTAATGTTTTAAGAATTCCAATATGGTTCAACTTTATCTAAAAGTGCCATTAAAGATTCTTCATTTTCAGGGTTCTTTAAAAATGCTAAACATTCAGAAGGTGTTTTACCAAGTCTAATATTACTGTCAATTGGCTCAATCCAACCTCCAGCTTTAGTTGTAATAAATCTATAATAAAGTGCATCTTTAATAAGCGCTCTTATTTTTAATTCTTCCATTGTAAGACCACCAACTTCTAAAAATTGTGTAGCAGATCTTTTCTTTGAAGACTCTGCTCCAAACCCATTAATATAATTATCCATATTTTCATATAGTATATCGTTAGGTGTATTCTTTACATATTGAACACTATCAACATCACAAATTTTAGCAACATACATTAATTTAGTAGTATTAGAATCATACATTGTTTGCAGACTCACAAGTGCTTTATTTTTTAATTTGCTAAGTTCTGTTCTTGTAGATAATGACTCTTGTACTGTATCTAAATAAAACTTAGGAGAATTATTCATTTCTCTTGCATCTCTTAGTGATTTTGCAACAATAGAAAAACCTCCTGCATTAATAGCATGTAACTTAATTAAATCATATGGATCTTTTACTGGATCTAAAAATACAGGTTCATTACCACATCTTAAACTAATTTTATCCCAGAATTTTGAATTATCTGGTTTCATCACTGTAAGCTTATTCCAAAAATCTTTATCATCTGGATCAACTACATTAGCTGCTAATTCTGCTTCTAATTGAGCAACTACAGATCTAATCTCTTTAATCTTAGCTTCCTTTTCTGTTTTGGGTAACATTTTTACTTCAGGAGAAAATTCATTCAATCCTGTAACATAACGTTTAACACCATTCATTTCTAAACAGGCTAATGATTCTTCATGAAATACTCCATCATGAAGTGACAAACCATATTGTTCTAAACCCATGTTTTCTTTACTAGGATTAAAGAAAGGTTTAATAGCAATAGTTTGATCTTTAGTCTGTTGATACTTTTCTACAATTGTGTAATCATTCATCTTTTTTTGGTTTGTTTAATTAATAATTATTTGATAGTCAAAAGTACATAATTATGTACAATTTATTATTAATATTTCTAAAGCAAGATGTTTAATCTTGCTATAGTCATTTGACTACTACTCTACAACTACTTTTAAAAACCCTGTTGTGTGATATAAATCACCAGCATCTAATCCAGCAGCTTTTGCTGCAGCATTATTTAGATAATCTCTGGTTAATATATCTTTACCTACAGCTTGTGAAGCAATTATTTTAGAAACACTTAAATTAGTAAATTCAGTTGTTTTATTTGCTTTTTTAATATCTAGTGCCATTTTTTTAATATTTTAAAGGTTAAAAAAAAAAGGGAGGAAGTTTTAACCACCTCCCCTTTTAATTATTTATTCTTAGAATGATCCACCAGTAATTGGGTTTCTCATTACAATTTTAAGAACTTTAGTTGGATCTTTAACCCAAATAGCAGGCATTGTTTGTGACATCATTACACGGTAACCATTAAAGTTTCCAGTAGATGCAAACCCTTGAGTTCTTCCCATGTAGTCCATAGTACCATTTTGGTAGAACCACTTAAGTTGATTATCCCAAGAAAGTTTCAACAAGTGAATGTTATCGTTTCCTTCATCAGTAACATCAAAAATGATAAAGCTAAAAGAGCTTAAAGGTCTTCCATCAATTAATGGATTCTCAATATCATTAGTGTTCAAGTTATCAAAGGCTGGGTTAAGTACAAACTTAACGTTAGCAAGGAAAGGAATAGTAAAGCTTGTGTAAGCAAAACCATAATCCAAGTCCATACCAGAACCTTTAACTGCACCAATTTCACTAGCATTTTGAACTAAACCAGAACCATATACTTCATCAGCAATAGCCTTGTTAATCAATTGCATACCAGCAATACCTGTTTGAACAACCAAAGATCTCTGAGGATCTGGTCCTTTAAATTCAACTTTACCTTGATAGAAGTTATACAATTCAGACTTGAACATGTCAAGAGTGAAAGAAGACTTGTTATAAACTCTTTTAAATGAGTTATCTAACTGAGCCCAAAGACCAACAGATAATCTAATATCATCAGGTCCATCTTGTTTAACTCTACCACCTTTACCCCACATTAAGTAAGTCTCAATATCGGTAGCAATCTTGCTAAGGTGAGCTGCTTCCATATTAGTAATGAAAGTTCTAGTAAGAGTACCATTTTCAAATGCTTCTCTTGCACCAGCTTTACCCATATTAGCAATCAGACCTTCAATAGAAGGAACAGAAGGATTGTTAGGATCTTGGTTGAAGTTTCTCCAAATTTCAGTTACTGGTACAGTACCATCAGCATTCAAACCACCTTTGATCATAAGATCAGCACGGCTAGAAATAGAATAGTGTACGTGTGCTTCTGCTCCTCCTACAAAGTTGTAGAATTCACGGAAACCAGAACCAGTTTCAATGTCAGAAAATCTTTCTCCGTACTCACCTCTTGCAGAACCTTTTCTGAAGAATTTAGTACCTTTAGCTAAATACTTGTTATCCAAGATAGCCGCATTGTTGTTGTTTACCAATTGAACAGTATAGATATAACCGTCACCAGCAGGAATGATATCATCAGCTGTAATATAAAGTTCTAATCCATTATACTTATCATAAGTGATAATATCACCATGACCAAAAGTTCTTTTGGAAATTTTAATTCTAAAGTCTGTACCATCTACACCTTTAGTTGTGTTTGCTGCTTCAATATCCGCTACAATGTAGGGAAGGTCTTGAGCAATAGGAGTTTGCCATTTGTACTCACCACGTGCATTGTCCACCATGATTGTGTTCTTTCCACCAAAGGAAGCCATTTGATACAAAGGCATTTCTACCTTTTGGGTCATTGCCCAAAGATCAACTGGTCCCATATCCATAGGCTCAGCATTGCCAAGCATTTGGGTTAGGTGATAAGAATCAACATGAGAACTAGCTTTGTAGCTTGTATCTCTTAGGAAAATCCCATTATTTAATACTGGAGTTGCCATAATTTTTAATTGTTTTAATTGTTATTATTTATTTATTTGTGATTATTAAATCCGTTTGAAAATGTTGTTGGTTCTTGGTAACTTCCTACCCGTAGGCTTATTTCTTAGATCATCCTTTTCTTGGACACCTAAAGAATTAGACCCACCCGCATTAGATTGCTCAGTTTTAAGCTTTCTTACAGTTTGTTCAACACTCTTCTGAGCTCCTTTATCCATTATTTTTGCTTTATATCCTTCAGGATCTTGTAGCAACCACAATGCTTCAGAAATTAAACTATAGTTTGGTTCAACAAATTGATACTTTTCTAAAAGATGTCCGAGTAAATTAGTATTACGTCCACTTACAGAAGGATAACTTGGTTGAACTAAACCATTATACAACATTGCTTGTGTTCTTTTATCTATTTTAATATCTCCTAAAGCACCATCTTTAAGTGTTTCGTATACATTTGACATGTATGTTTTAGATGCATGTTCTTGTTGTTTCTTTTTGAGTTCTTGTTCCTCAATTTTTTTAGCAACAATTTTTTCTTGCATCTTATCTAACTTAGGTTTAAACTTTGAAGCTTGTGTTTCTAATTTTCCTAAGTCTTTCCAAATTTCAATTTCTTCAGCAATTTCTTCAGATGTACCATAACCGGTTGCACCTAAATATTCTCTGATAATTGTTTCTTGGTCTTGTTCTCTTCTAACATCTAAAGATTTTGTTTCTTCTACTTGTGATAAAGTTGAAAATAAACCTTTTAAATCTTGTCCTCCATCAGCTACATATCTAGCAGCAATTTGAAGTTCTTCAGGTAAACTTGCAAAAAATTGTTTTGGAGTTTCACGTCTTACTTGATTACCTCTTTCTTCTAAGTTAGCTTCAATTAATTCTTCCCAGTCTTTTGCTGTATATTCATCTAAAGATTTTTCATCATCAAATGGAACAATTTTATCTTCACTAATTAACTTACTAAATACATCTGAAATACCAGAGATGCTTTTTCTACCCCTAGTTTCTTTTTTAATATCTTCTTCATCTTCTTCATCTAAAGAATCCATGATACTATCTGTATCTTCTTTGGTCATCTTAAGATCTTTAGTTTCAGATTCATCATCGTCACTAGAAGTTGTTTTTGTTGATAAATCATCAATATCATCAACATCAGGATCTGCAAATGAAAAATCTGGTTTTTCTCTTAATCCAGAAAAAATGTTTTTTTTGTTTGTGTCTACTTTAGGTAACGTAATATCTCCGGCACCAGGGGTACCATTAAAGATTTCATCTAGGTTAATATCTAATGTTTCTACGTTACTGTTCACAGTGTTTTCTTTTGTATTCATATTTGTTGGTTTTAATATTTAATACTTTATATAGATAATATACAATAAGTTTACTTGGTTATGAAAAAATAAACTTATATAATTTGAATTAAATGTAAAGTTTTTTGCAGTATATAGCTAACACTAATTATTTGTCTTTATTTTTTTTAGATGCAGCTACATCATATTTGTTTTTATTTTCTCTTGCAATAGCTAATTCATTTTGAGAAATTGACATGCTTGCTGCAATTTTTTGTTTCTCTACATCCAATTTACTTTTCTCCAGTACCCCCTTACTATTCATTTCCTCACGTTTAAGGTTTGCCTGTTCTTGGTATCTAGTGGTTTCTCTAATATCTTTCATAGCATCTTGATAATCAGATACTTGATTTTGATTTATATCAGCCATAGAACCATACCCAGCAGCTCTGATTTCAGCAATAGTTAAGTTATTTTGTCTATCCTTATCATTTTCCTGAATCTCAACTTGTAACTTCATTTGTTCTTCTTGAGCTTTAGCTTGAAGTTGTTGTTCTTGCATTTGACGTTCTTGCTGCATTTGTTGAGCTCTTTCTTGCTCTAATCTTGTTTCTGAATCTTTTAAGATATCAGTTACTTCTGCAATAGAACTTGCTTTAACAATATTACCTAATTCATAAATTGATGCTCCTGTTGTATTATTAGTTAAAGCCATCTGCTTTAATTGCTCAAGAACTTGTCTATGGTTAGTTTTAGTGGTCGCAAATACATTAAAATCTCTAAGTAATAGATCAGTACCATTTATAGTAAAATTAACCTTCTGAGCCTCTGTGGTGATGTAAGACAATCTAACACTTGGATTTGTACTATTATAATATTGTGCTAGGTCAGTTCTCATCTGATGAACTCTAGGCATCAAATGATCTGAGTGTTGCACAAAGTAAATTTCTGTTTGTGCATATGATTGTTGCATTGCATTAACAACTCCTGTTGCAGTTTCTGCTGATACTGCTCCACCTAATCTTTGTGGATTAATTCCTATTGCATCAAAACATTGTTGTTTAAAATAATTAGCCAATTGAATTCTAGACATCAACCTATTAGTTTGCTCCATATTTAGAGTTTGATAGTGATTGAAATTAGTGGCATTTTCAGTATTAGTAATAGATGTATCTAAAGGAAGCATCTGAAAATCTTTCATTGCTACCCATGCTTTAGCATAATTATTTTTTCCCCAGTCTTCTCCCATAGAATGACGCGGTAAAGCATTTTGATCAAACATAATAACAGTTCCTAATTCATCAATTAGAATATCTGCAATTTGATTATTAACCATGTTATAACCAACTTGATAGGCTTTCATTAAATCTACTAAAGAAGTAGATCTTGTATTTCTATCAGAAAATACTCTACCTTCTACAGGAAGTTTACACCCATAAAGTGAGTTATTACCTTTAAATTGAAAGGGTAACCTACCTGGTTTAGTTCTGTTAATACCTAAATATATAGGATTTACATTATCATCCATTGTGGTTCTCCACATGGCAGGTACATTTGGTCCAACCTTGACACCACCCCAAACTTCATTAATCCAAATCCAATCTACATGCTCTCCTTGTAATAAAGTTTCTTTACTTTTATTTTTAAAGATAGATGTATCATAAACAGGTTTCTGAGTTACTTTATATGTTTCATCAATAATTTCTTGAATAACTTCACCATCAAATTCAATTTTGGTTAAGTGACCTATTTTTCTTTGAGTCTTCCAGTAGATTGTAGACACTCTCATTAAATTACTATCTCCAAATCCTTCTAAGTCTTCACCTTGAGAAAGTATTTGAGTAACAATATCACCACCACGTGCAGGATCAGCCATATAATTACTTGCATATTGTCTGTAAGCTAATCCAGGCATATTGGTATTCCATTCATGAGACCTAGTAGCATCATAATAAGAACCATCATTTTGATAACCATTAACTTGATATTGTGCAGAACGTGCAGGATATATTCTCTGTAAAGAAGATAATTGTTTCTCATTCATCAAATAACCATATCTATCTACTACATCTGAGACAGTCATTAAATCAATCTTACCTACATAATTAGAATCAGCAATATATCTTTGATCTGGAGATTTTTGATAAAATGTAAGAACAGGATTCCATAACTCTACATCATAATCATCTTCTAGCATACGGAAATGCCAAAACTCTCTATCTGAAATAAGCATATCTCTAAATGCTCTTTCTTCTAGTTCTTGCATTCTGAATCTTTCGTCATCAATATTATGTTGATGCGATGCCCATTCTTCCACCATGCTTCTATAAGACTTACTAAAAAAATCTTCTATCTCTGGAAGAGATTTTAATCCTTCTGGTGATAATTTTTGTTGGGCTTCTTCAGATTGTGGGTCCATGCCCATTTCAATCATTGATTGTATAAGCTGCGTTTCAGCATCAGCTAATAAAGATTCTTCAATTTGCATTCTTTTCTGCTCCAACATTTCATTATATGATTTGTCATCAACAGCTCTGAACTGAACCTTATTATATCTTTTAGAAAATTCTCCACTTAAAACATTTATTACATTTGGAACAATTGGATAAAATTTAAGTTCTAACGCAGAGTCATTCTCTTTAGTTAAAACATCCATCATATCTTTATAATCATTATCCGGCTCTACTATGTAATCTGTTTTATCAATAATACCTTTTGCTAATTTATAATTCTTTAAAAGTCTTCTAGCATTAATACGCAAAAATTCTACACCTTGAAGTTCAAGCCAATCTAAATTCCATGCTGCCCAATCATCATTTTTTTCTGAAGCTGGTAAAAACTGTATAGGTTGAGTTAAACTAGAAAACGTAGGGCCTCCTTCAGCCTTAGCTCCATTTTTTAACTGCATTGCATTTAATACTTTCATCCTAAATATTTTTAATTAGTCTATTTATAATTTTTAAACCCAGACCTAGTTGGTCTATCACTATTTCTTGATCTATTTTGTCCAATATTTTTAAACGGACTATACTTTAATTTACTGAAATTATCTGACTTTACCAAAGAATTTTCTTCAGATTCTTGCCTTTTAGAATAACCTCTATTGGATTGTTGTATTTTAACAAAAGCTATTAGTGCCCCAAATGCCACCAGTCTATCTACGTTAAGACCTGGGTAATATGCTAGCATTTCTTTAATAAGCATTGGATCAGGTATTCTTTCTACTCCTAATGTTTGATTTATTACAACACCGTTTATATCTGTTTCTTCATTTATTACTTCTCTTAGAAATTCAATAGCATAAGAAATTAAATGACTTTTAAATAGTATACCGGTATTCTTCCATCCATATTCTTGATATACTGTTCTATTAGCACCAAGATCTTTAAGAAATAAAATTTGTTGTTTAGGTACTAAATATCTTTGTTTTTTTCTAGCAATCATATGCTGGATAAAAAGAGATATGTTATTCTCTACAATAGTCCAAGCATTATACCATTCAATAATTAGTTCAAGTCTTTCGTGTGTTTTATTAATATCATCAAACCTTCCACACCAAGCAGCAACAATTTTATCTTTTTCTAAAAACTGTTCAATATCTCCAGATACAGTAGTTCTAGTTACTTCAGTAGCATTCTTATAAACAAATATGCTACATAAAGAATCTGATGTAGTTGTCTTTCCTTCTGACACAGGATCAATAGATGCATAATATGCCCCAAACCCTGGACTTTTTACAGGTCTTTCCCAAACAACAATAGTACCTGTTTTATCTGTTTGTTTTTTATCTACAGGAAATCTAGTGATTGGTAATTTATTTGTTCTCTTAGCAAAGATTCCTTTTTCATCTCTATCTAATTCAATGAGTTCATAAGGATATTCTTTTTCCTCAATTCTTTTTTGTTGTCTGCTAAGTATCCCTTGAGGAAACACGGATGCTTTTCTATATGCAAATGCTTCAGCAATATTAAGTGGTTTTTGGGATATTCTTAATTGGAATTGTTCACTGTTTAATTCATTTTTCCATCTATCTCTTTCTATAATGATTGCACTAACAGCATCTTCAACTAAAGAATTGCCGTAATCATCAATATAAGGGGGCATAGACCACTGTTCAGGAATAAATAATCCTGCAATACCAATAGTACCATCAGCATCTATTAAATCAGTTTCTACAGCATATATGTCATTTGCCACAGGATTTGTAATCATATCTTTTAAAGGATTACATTGTTCTAAATCTCCCACTGATCCTGCTGCTATAAACATACCTGTAGTCATCATACCAGAAGACATAGCAGGACGTAAATATTCATATGTTTCAGACATCTTAGGAGCAATGCCTGCTTCCTCATGAAAGAAATATGTACAAGGTCCACCTACTCCAGTTGTAGCATTTTTTTCAAATGAACCACCTTGTATTTTAGATTTAAGTCCTCTAGCAGTTTTTCTATTGCCTATTCTTACTTCAATTTGTTGTTGCCATAAAAGGACCTTTTCTGGATTGCTTGGCCTATACCATGCAGTGTGTTCATTAAGAAAAATTTTATATTCATCTAAAAACTTCCAAGATCCTTTATCATTAATAAAATCTTTTAATGATGCACCAATTTTACAAATACTACCTTCTTCAAACCAATAGGTATTTATAAGTTTACCCATATGAAAATATGAAGATGCAATCTGACGTTTTTTAAGTATTGCAGAATGTTTATTATTTAACTCAGCTAATAATTCATAAAGAGCCATATGATATTGGGCATCTCTTACTTTAGCAAAGCCATACTTTTTTTCTTCTTTATCAAAGATTGGTAAAAAGTTTAACCACATATAATAATCTCTACTTAAATACCAAGACTTATTATCATCTTTATATATAACACCTTCTCTACATTTATTTTTTTGATCTTCCCAATATGTAGTAAAGTCTTTAGATCTAAAAGGTTTATTACAGTAAAACCCTTGAGTATTAAAAGTTTGAGCTTCTTTATTAAATTTTTTAGCTAAACTATTAAATCCATATTTGCCAGGTTCACTAAATATACTTAGTATATAATCAACAAATTGTTTTTTAGTTTCAAAATCCGTGGTTATCCACTCACCATTATAATATGTTGGAACGGATTTATACATTCACTAAAATTGCAAAAACATCACCTTCTTGAATAAGTAAATGTTCTTGATCATTATGTTTCATGGGAACAGGTAAACAATGGTCTGAATATTGAACCACATCTCCTACTTTTATTTCTAATACACTTGCTCCTACTCCTACCACTGTTCCTACATTCTCTCTTTCTTGAGATCCATCAGGAATAATAATATTAGTGTTTTTGAAAAACTTTTCAGCTGCCTTTTGTTTTATCAGAATCTTCTTCCCTACTGGTATAATTTGTTGTGCCATCTTCTTTGGTTTGTTTATTTGTTATTAATGCTGTATTATCGGTTTGGTTTTTTGTTGTACAGGGCTCATCCCAATAACAAAAATGCCATATAATTTCTTTATCCTTCATTATATTTGGTCATAAGCTAATCCTGCACCACCTCTAACCGAACTTTCTTGTTCTTGTTTCATATCAGTAAAAGCCCCTTTATATGAATGTCTTATTTGTTCAAACTTAGCTGCTGCATTTACCATAGAATTTATGTTACCATCTCTTCCATGTTCTATTGCAGTAACTTCCATATACTTGGCCAATCTATCAAGCATAGATTTAATACCAACATAAGCTCTATATGTAGGGGTTTCATAAAGTTTTTTACACATATCTAATGCATATCTTATTTTCCCATCTTCTGGTGATTCTTCTAATTTAATTTCTTCAATTATAATATCTTCTTTTTCATGCTCAGGTAAATTAAAAAAAGGATTCATATCTGGATTTGGACAAGACATATAAAAAATGTATTGATATACTTGCAAATAGCTATTAGGATATTCTTCCATAATAACATTTAAAAAAGGTAAAGCATAACAATGTTCAGTTGGAACAACTTTGGAGTTTTGTATATCAAATAATCTAATTAACATATATTATATTTTATGGGTTAGTATTCATATATCCCTGTATAATAGAATAACTATCAGTGACTATTAATTCAAGTCCACTGCTTAATAAAACTCTTACTACACCAGGTAAAAAGTTCTTATTTATAGTAGAGTAATAAGCAGATACACCTACAATTTGTGACTGAGTAATATAAAATGGAGTAGCAGTATTACTATTCCAATACTGTTCTCCACCCGGATTATCGGTTAGTATTGTAACCGTAGTTAATGTAACATTTGTTGCCATAATTATCTATTATCTTTTAACCATATCATTAATGAATCAACTTCATTTTTTAAATATGGTAATTCATACATTTTTACTTCATCCAAAATAGGTTCTCCATTTTCCACTTTGGTTATTGGATATCCGTTATCATCCTCACCCACTTTAATAAACTTAACATGTTGTATTACCAACTTGCCTATTTTTAATTTTGGGTTGTGCTTTTTAATAATATACGCATAAATGCTTAGTTGTAAGTTATAATGATTTAAATTACAATCGTCCAAGTTGTTTACAGGTTTAAACATTTTATTTGTTATTCCCTCCCAACTAGTAAATCCTTTTTCTTTAATTTCTTTATTGGTTTTATAATCATAAATATTAATATAACCATTAACAATTTCTACTAAGTCAGCTTGTCCACAAATCCCTGCAGATTTCAAATATACTAAATGTTCAGGATATATACCGTCATCTAATTTTTGTTCAGGAGCTAATTTAATACCATCATCGTTTGTTAAAGGTTTTACAATAGGTATCTCTGTTCCATCACGCTCAATAGTATTAAAGTCTAACATATCAGTCTCTCTCTGATTATGATAAAAGTTACCCAACTTTATAGCTCTTTTTGTTTCATTATCCCATGCATCTAGTATCTCTCTTTCAGACATCCCATACCACTTTGATCTTTTGTTTTTAGCTGATTTTTTAGCTTGACCTTTTGCATCAAATTTGGGTTTAAACATTCCTATAAAAGAGGTTACACTTAACCACTCTATATTGTCATTGTCTACACTTTCATATGTATGTCCCTCTTCTTTAAATATAATAGCCATAATATTATGTTCTTGTGGTGTACCAATATGGTACATCAGGATTATTTGGATCAATTGTCCATGTAATAATATTTTCTTGTTTAATTTTAGGTACCCAATCAGGAGGTAATATTGTTTTCTTATTAAATGCATTAGCTTGTGCCTCTGCATTTAATAGTATTGTTGCTGCTTCAAATGTAATCAATTTATATTCTAATAAATCTTTTACAATATCAGATACGGTAATTGGTTCAAGTAAATCGCTCATAATTTTATTATTTAATTTGTTGGTTTATTTTTTCTTCTTGTTCTTCTGTTGTTAATGCAAACCAATATCCTTTTGGACATTCAGAAGATAATGATCTCACTTTAAATGCTAAACTACAACCACAATCAGAACAACAAGGTTGAGTACCAGGAGCCAAACAATCAGTTCCTTTTGCATCAAACAAAGAACAATTTATACATATTTGAAATCTATCTGTTGCAACAGCTTCAACATGTTCTTTTTTAAATATATTATTTTTAATACCTTCTAGTATTAGATCGGCATTTTTAAATACTTTTAAATATGTTTTCCATTTTTCTTTCATGTTGTAAAACTTATTTTGCTTTAAATTCTTTTTTCTTTAGTATATCCTTTTCTAATTGTTTTAAAGCAAGTTCCATTTCTAAAATATTAGAAGTGATGTTTTCACTTTTAGCATAACCATTATAAGTACGTTTGGCAATATTACCTAACATGCTTTTGTGTCTTTTAATTGATGTCTCTAACTTATTTTTTCTAAGAATAAATGTACCTAATCCATCTACATAAATTCTTGGAAAGTCTAATGTTGACAATTTTTTTCTAAGCTTACTATAATAAAAAGTTACAAAATCATCAACTAATTGAGAATGTACTCCAACCTCTTCTGCTATTCCTTTTTTAAATTCACTATGCTTCTTTGGATTCATTACCTAGAATTTTATAATTAAGTAATACTAACCCGCTTGTTTGAACATTAATATTTTTATTAATACTAATAACTTTTTTATTTGTTCCACTTTTAACAAGCAGACTTTTTTTCTCTGCTTTTGAAATTGCATTTCTTGCTGATTGAGGACTTTTAAATATTGACTTTTCAGTTAATAAATTACAAAATTTAGATATTTCCATTTTTGGATTTTTAGAAAGTTCAGATAAAAAATCTAAATCAGTATTGCTTATTAAAAGTTTATTAAAGAAACAATAAGTAACTATTTGATACTTTATTGAATCATCAATGTCTACCTTTAATTTTAAATCTACGTTGGTTACTATTGCCATCTTATAAACTCATTATCATATCAACTAAATCAGGATGAGGATAACAGTCAGATTTATCCCTCCTTACATTGGTATGTGTTAATAATCCTTTTACTTTTCCATAATAAGCATCTTCTTGAAAACCAAATGCTTCTTGAGCTCCATGTTTTTTTATAAACTCTTGTAATCCTTTTCTAATATCTATTTGATCCCTTTCTCCAACATATCTAATCCATTGTTCTGTAGCTTTGATTTGTTCTTCAGTATAACTGTGCCATTTTAAATGACCTCTAAATGGTTTTTCTAATGTTGTTATTTCAGTTGGTGTACAACGTGATCCGACATATGTTTTATTATCATCTGTTAGATAACCCATATTACATATTTCTAAACCAACTGAATGTCTATTCATTCTTCCAGATCCAGTTGTTCCAAGGTGCCATCCCTGGCACTTTTCTGGAAAAGCCTGGATCATTACTCCATCGTGTTCATCATCACCATTTTTATGATTCTTTCCACCCAATACAAACTCTGTAGCTATTTTTCCTCTTGTATCTCTACCCCATTGATCCACTGTTTTATAAGGATTATTATTTCCTGCAGTGTGATGTAAGAATATATATTGATTTTCAATAGGACCTTTTAGGTATTCACCTTTAGGTAAATAATATTTATGAATCAATTGATGATAGTTAGTTCTAAAATATCCTTCACTAATATCACTATCCTCATCAATTTCTTCTGAAACTATATCTGGTTTATTAAACAATAAAGCCCATATAGGAGAATCAACTATACCTGTAACAGGGAAATCATTAGATAACTGAAATCTAATAACAGCTTTCTCAGTTAATGGTCCAAATGATCCATCCGGTATAAGACCCAAGGCTCTTTGAAGAGTTTCAACATCTGAACCCTTATCCCCCTTTTTTAACATCCTCATCATAACTAATCTATTTTAGATGCTGCTTCTTCCATAGCTTGTTTAAAAGCTATAGCTTCCTCAGAATTAGGGTCTACCCCATCTTTTTGATTTGCATACTGTTGAGCCATAAACATTTGGGCCTGCATACGTTCAGCTCTTGATTTCTCAATAGTAGCTAAAAGCATTTCATACTCTGCCTGTACCTCTAAATGTGGAATGTTGTCTTTGTAGAAAGTAGTGATTTCTTCTCTACGTGCATTTAATTCTTCTTTTGATAAAACAGGTTCTTTATCATCTAAAGAATTTTGGTTTTGTGAATTTGCCATTGTTGATTTATTTTAAATTAAACTTATTTAATACAAATATATATAAATAGTTTAACTAAAAAAAGTGTATGGCAATCTTTATTTGGATTTTATTGTATTTTATTGTTTACGACTACTCATCGTTCTTGTGCGATAAAAAAGCATCAAACATGTATAATGCAAAAACAGTGAGGGTAAGTGCTAATATGATATCAAAGATCAATGTCATTTTATTTACCATTTAACTTTATCAGCCCAATAAGCAGCACTCATTTTACCTTTAGATATGTTCTTACCATGTCTTGCTTTGAATGACTTCTGTCTAGCTTTTTCTGCAGGTGTGCTAGGATTAGCTCCCGCTCCACTAACACCCTGTTGACCAAAACGAATTGTTTTAACTTGATCACCTGACTTAGCAACTACTACATGAGATTTTTTAGGATGAGAAGGGGTTCTCTTAGGTTTATTAAACCCAGATACCCCCGCTCTTGCTAATCTACTATCTTTCTTTGTGGCCATTATTTAGTTTTTCTTAATAAATTCAAGAATAATATTTAGCTTTTCTTTTACTTCATTCATTTGCTTCCTTAAATCCTCGTGTCTCTTTTCAAAACCAACCTTTACTTCTTTTATACTAAAAAACGCAAATTGATACAAAACATATAAAGCACCCATTAATAAAACAACAGATAAACCATACCCCTCAATTAATTCAAATACTTGTTCCATTTTATTTATGGATATTTACTTTTTAATATTTCATGTAGTCTCCCACATCTTTCATACTCTTCATATTCTTCATACCACACTATCATATTCTCTAACTCAGCTAAAGACGGTCCGTAATCTGGATCAAAACCCATTAGTGCCGACTCATCCTCAGTTACCTGATTTAATAAAGAATCAAAGGTAATCTCTCCAACCAATACCCTATATGAATTATCATATGCAATATTAACCATCTCCTTCTCCACCTGTCTCTGATAAATATCATCAAGTATAGAGTCCTTATCCTTTTCTTCCTTCGCCATAGTAGTTATCTAGTGTTATGCTTCTATAGGGATAATATACAAAATTTTAAGATCCTATAAAAATTATTTTCCAAATTTCATTCTTTACGGGACACACAAAAAAAATATTTTCCCAAATTTTTAACCTGGTAAAGGTAATTGAAATATTGTATGTTTTGCATGTGGTGGGGGATCTTGCTATCAACTCCCCAGCTAATTTACGCGGTAAGGGTACCCCCGTTCTTGTGGTATCCATCAAATAATTATTAATTATAAATAATGAATGTATTCTTCAGAAAAGTACAAGTAAATCAGAACACAGGCTCAGCCGTGATTCAATGTACGTCAAATCCTATCACCAACAAGGTGACCACACTTGCTGGTGAGCAAGTAGCTACAAGTTCTATGCAGAACATTGTATTTGGAAATTTATCTCTTAAAGACCCTG